TCCATCAATCCAAGTTCCAAGCATTCAAGCGCCTACTATTGAGTCACCTAAGATGCCGAAAATTGATACTACTCCAGATAAAAACGTAAGAATTGAACTTACTTTAGGGGGTACTTCTACCGAATTATTTGGAACTCAAGATCAAGTTGATGCAGCTCAAGAGTTATTCAGACAGCTTGAAGAAGCTAAAAAGAGGTCCTAATGAGACTATTACGCAAAGCAACAAACGAAACCGTTCTTTTAGAGAACGGTTTTTTATTTTCAGACGAATTTAACTGGAAGCCAGTTGAGCAAAATCAAGAGTACGCCGTTGATGGGACGCTGATTGTGCAAGAGGGTAAAAAGAAATCTGGTAGACCAATTACATTGCTATCTAAAACTGAAAAACAGGGATGGATAAAAAGAGCTGTTTTATCTGTGATCCAAGATTGGTCAGCTTTACAAGATGAACAATTCACCCTTGTATTTGAATATCCACACGACACTCGCCAATTTAATGTGATTTTTAATCATGCTGAGGGAGCGATTGAAGCAGATCCAGTACGTGGTGTTCCTACCATTTCTGAAGGCGATTATTACCGAGCAACATTAAGATTTATCGAGGTGCCAGATGCCAGTTGAGACAAATAATTTAGTTTTATACAAGTCTGAACGACTGACAGACACAACGGATGGTGGCGGTAAATATTCTGGCCAAGTTGTTGTAGATGGTGAGAGCAATAATCTTTTTCCCGATGTATCAGAGTTAGACCGCACTATGGGCCGTGTATCACTGCGTAAAATCTTTGCAGGGATTAATAACAGCGATACTGAATCCCTCATGGGATCAACCGTATTCATCTCCAAGAATCCCGATGATCCAAACGTTTCAGCCTTATTGTTCAGTACAGAAAGCCATACTGATGTTCGCTCTAATGCAGCCAATCGGGTTGAAAGTTATCTGGCCAAAGGTGCACAGGCGGTAGGTTCATTGCTCGATACGGCGTATTCAGGCATGAAGTCACTGCAAGTGGCGATGAGCAAGAATGAGTCCGAAAACAACGTGGGTGATACGTTAGTTCTGGTTGTAAATGAAGGGTTACCAGGTGAGGTGACTCAGTATGTACGATTGACTGCAGTTTCAACCCGGGCAGCATTCATTCGTGTAAACAATGCTGATGTTGAATATAAAATTGCAACTTATAGCTTTCAGGATCCATTGGGCCGCGATTTCATAGGTGTTTCAGCGCTGCAGTGGTACAACAACACCAAACCAGCGACGACAGTGCGGAATACGGTTGTTGCTGATTCTGGGAAGTACTCGGCAAGTGTCAACCTCAGTGACGATGTGAGTGTGGGTAGTTTCACGATTGGGGCGAGCTCAATCTTTTCTCAACTGATTCCATCCTCACAAACTGAAACTCCATTACTTGATTTAAATGCCGTGAGTGAAAACCCTGCATTGGTGGCAGGTAATTCAGGGACTATCTCGGTTCAGTACACAACCAACGTGAATACAGCTCAGAGTCTTTATATCGGTTCAAGTGTCTTGCCTGGTAGCGTTTCATTTACCTTGTTTGGGCAAGCTATTACAGATAACGGAGGCACATTACGCACGGCGAATGGTACTCAAGTCGGAACGATTGATTATCAAACTGGTCGCATTGTGTGGACCAATGCGATCGGAACAGGTAACGCCGTTATTACGATTACTTTTATCCCTGCAACAGCACCCGTACAGCCATTTGAGTCGTATGCAATTCCAGTCACTCAGAACAATCAAGGTACCAACTGGACTGGTGTTCTGGTACCAATTCCTGCACCTGGTGCGCTTTCAATCTCGTACATGTCACAAGGCAAGTTTTATACCATGCAAGACAATGGCACAGGGCGACTTGTTGGTGGGAGTGAATCGGTGGGAAGTGGATCGATTAACTATGCCACAGGCACTTGGTTACTCACAACGGGCGCTCTACCTGATGTTGGTACACCAATACTGTTGCAGTGGGGTAGTCCGATTACCACCTTTGCACGAGCAAGCTTACCGGTTAAACCTGCTGCAATCGCATTTAACCTTGCACCAGGTGTGAATTCTGGTGTAACCGTGACATGGTCGCTTGAAGGGGTAAACAAAACAGCCACCAGTAATCCGCAAGGCCAGTTTGTTGGTGATGCCATTGGTACCATCAACTATGCAACCGGTGAAGGCAAACTGATTCCGAACAAGTTGCCGCAAAAGGGAACGGTATTTAATTTTAACTTTGACCACGGCGATCCAAAGCAGCAAGTTAAATCAAACGTGACACCAGATGGTAATCAAAAGCTGGTGTTTACCATTGGAACCGGTGTAGCCATTCAACCCAATAGTGTCGAACTGGAAATCCCTGTTACTGATGAGCTTTTAAATTCGGGTCAGATTCTGCATTTAACTGACAATCCTATTAATTCAACCACAGGAAATCTGGTTGATAGTTTTGGGGCCGTTCAAGGCACCATCATCTATGCCACTGGTGCTGTTGAGGTTACGCCAAGCATAGATTCGACTGCTTATCACCGGGTTTATACAACTGTCAGTTATGGAGCGGCTTAATTATGAGTTTCTTTCTACCGCAAACTGAAAAAATTGAGTCACAGAGTAAGGTTCTGAAAGCTTTTGGCAGTACTACTGTACAAGTGAAATATCGGGATAATCCAGGCACTGACAATGCAACCTTACAATGGACTGCCGATAAGCTCAGTTTTGATTTAACAGCCGGATATAACGAGCAGATTCATTCCGGATCAGTTCGTTTTAAAGTCGGCGCAGATACAATCATCGATCGTTCTGGATTGATCTATCGTAACGTTGACAGTGCGACTGGAAGCGGTACCCAGTCCGGCACCATTCAATATGGCACTGGCATTGTTGAGCTCAGCAGCTGGACACCAAACGTTGATAATCAAATCACCATGCAGTCATTAACTACCACGACTGATATGCTACCGATCCATCACGTGAGTTTCCGCACACCAACTATTCCAATCCGACCCGGTTCTTTAACTGTAGTTGTGGCGGCCATGGCTGGCGGACAACTGACATTAACGGCGAATGAAGCGGGTGTGATCGAAACCGCTCAAGCACATGGTTTAATCAACTATGAAACAGGTTTTGTGGATATTTTCTTTTACACAAAAACTGAAATCACAGAGGCAAACCGCCCGACCATTGAGGCTGAGGAATGGTATTTGCCACAGCTTGAGTTTCAAGAAGCAGGTAAAACCTATATCAATGTGCCGTACTGGATTGATGCAACAAGCGTCCGCTATAACGCCGTGGCCTATACTTATATCCCACTAGATTCGGATATCTTAGGTTTATCAGCAACTCGTTTACCGCCTGATGGCCGTGTGCCAATCTTCCGTGTCGGTGATATCGGTGTGATTGCATCCTCAAAAAAACAGCAGTTGCCAAGCCATGTAGCAGGGCAAACTTATGATCTTGATGATCAGCGTATCTCATGGTGTGAGCTTGAGGATAGCAACGGCGTTAAAGTCCCTTATGACATGTATGTGGTGGACTATGACTATGGCAAAGTTACTTTAAGCGGTGACTTTGCTCTGAATACTTTGGTTGCACCAATTTTTGCGGCGTATCGATACCAGGACATTGGCTTGATCAATGATGTGCAGATCAGTGGTCAAGTGACATTCACCAAGCCTGTGACGCACAACTACAGCAAAGAGGATTCAATTGTTGGATCGGTTGTTGTCGTTGGGGATATGTTTAGTCGATACACCAACAAGTTTGTACAGGGCACTTGGAACAGCGTGTGGGCAGATGAACCGACTGGCCAACCAATCACCCCAAACTACAACGATGCTTTATATCCGATCCAAATTACCAATAAAGGCGCAATTCAAGAGCGCTGGGCATTGGTTTTTACAGATAACACCAGCTTTAGAATCATTGGTGAGATTTCGGGGCAAGTCGGTTTGGGTACTGTGAATGCTGATTGCGCACCCATCAATCCCATCACCAATGCGCCGTATTTTGTTGTAAAAAAAGAAGGTTGGGGAACAGGTGGTTGGGCATCAAATAATGTGCTGCGCTTCAATACCGTTGCGGCAATTTACCCGCTTTGGTGTATTCGTACAGTGAAGCAATCTGAACCAACAACATTAAGTGACAACTTCCAGATTATGTATCGCGGTGACATTGACCGAGATATTTAAACAATTAACCCAAAGGGCTGCATGTGCAGCCTTTTTTATTGAGTATATGATATGGTCGCAAGTACAGATATTAAGTTTTATGTGCATACAAACACAGGTGCGCCTGAGCTAAACAATCAATTCGGGTGTATGTTGAACGTGTTAGATGCTTGTTTAATTAATGGTTTTGGCTCGCAAACGGTTTCAACACTGACAGCAAGTGGAACCACAGTCACAGCAACATTCGGCGCTGCTCACAACTTTAAGCAATATCAAGTGATTGAAATTGCAGGTGCAAACCAAACCGAATATAACGGTCAGCATCGTATTTTGACTGTGCCAAATGCTAATACTATTACTTTTCAACTTGCAGCAGCGCCAAGCGTGACGACTGCGACAGGTACAATCACTGCATCATTGCCACCACTAGGCTGGGAGAAACCATTCTCTAGCAGCAATCCAAGTGGTGGCGGTAAGGCTGCATATCGCTCTTTAAATCTACTCTTACCAAGCCGCCCGTTCTTACGTGTTGTTGATGAATTTGATCCAGCTTGGACCTCAACTTATGCAAAATATGCAAAGGTCGGTATTGTTGAGGATATGTCTAGCATTGACACAGTGTTGGGGGTGCAAGCACCTTACGATGCCGCATCGCCTGATAAGAATTGGGTCGGTACAGGATCGGGAACAACTGCATACAACGGATGGGCGAAGTGGTTTTATGCGTCTTACGGGGATACAAGTGGAACAATCAATAAAAACTATACAGCTCCAGACGGAAATCGAAAATGGGTGATTGTTGGGTCCGGAGATAGTTTTTATATTTTGAATAATTATTTAATTGGAAGTACTAATGCATTAATACCCTACGGTTTTGGCATTCTAAACGATTATTTAAACTTAGATGGCGCTCCGTTTTTTTTAGCCGCAACTGATGATTACTCCACAGCTGGAGCCATTACATATGCATCACTATCAAATGCATTAACAACAACATCACCTAATTCGACCTTATTTCTATTGAGAAAAGCAGATGGCTCTGCTGTTCACACAAAGGCGAATATGGCTTCTATTCATAGAGATAATCTCTTCAGTGGATATGATAATGTTTTCGCCCCGCCGAGTGACCGGATACCTGTAATTCATACAAATCAAATTGTACTAGAGGGTAATATTCCAAGAGGAACAACACCTTTTATAAAATTTCTTTATCAGAATATGCCTTATCAGCACTTAGATTTGGTTTTAGAACGAAACAATATGTTGCTAGCAGTTAGTGTAATGTCATACAGCTTCCCAGGCCAAGTCGTATTTAATATAGGTGTACTTTAAATGCTAGATATTCGATTGAGTAATAGCTTCTCAAGCACAACTGGCATGAGAGGAGGTGGGCAAATTTCAGGTACTGTAAAAAAACTTGGAGTGAATATCTCAGCTTGGATCTTCTTATTTGAACAAACAAGCGGTGTTCTGGTAGATAAAGTTTTAGCAAATAAAGATGGATCTTATTTTTTTTTCAATCTATCTGTTAAGCATAGTTTTTATATTGTTGCTAAAGATCCTTCAAATCAATACAACGCAGTTATTCAAGATAATGTGGTGCCGAAATGAGTAAAACATCAGTGAATGCTCGGCTTGCCATGATGCAAGCCTTTGCGAACTTTATGGATAGCGGTAGCCAAAGTGCTACCGTTATTTTTTATGAAGGTGTGCAGCCTGCGGATACAGACGTTGCAGCCGATTCAAATAATGCTTTGGTGACGTTGATATTTCCTGAGCCATGCATTAAAGAAACCACGCCAACTTACGTTGAATTACATCCGACTGATACAGGCTCGGTTATTAAGACTGGCACAGCAACATGGGCGCGTATTTATAACGGTGCTGGTGAAGTCGCTGCTGATCTGACAGTGGGTACTGATATTACGCTTGCCAATACCAGCCTAGCACTTGGCGGCACGCTGTCAGTCACTTCAATAAAACTTAGACCGTAAATAGAGGTGTGCATGTGGATTTTAAAAATAAGCTTGGCACCGTTGATGCACACAACCTAAACCTAAACTTTAAGCCTGAAAATACCGACAGCCACAACATCATTCTGAATTTTGAGCATCTGGCCGATGGCTCGACCAATCTCAATTTTGGGGATGATGTATCTGCAATTATTGACACTATTTTAGAGACTGGTTTTGGTTTTGAAGTTACCGCAGTTTATGCTGACAGTGTTGTAAATAGTGCGGTCATCGACACGGTGCTTGATACCGAGTTTAGCTTTGAAGTTGTTGCTGTATTTAGTGAAAATACGGATGTTGTCGGGCAAATTGATACTGTCTTAGACACCAGTTTCAGCTTTGACATTGTTGCAGAGTTCACTGAAAACCTATGCACGATTGACACAGTTTTAGACACCGCATTTCAATTTCAAATTGATGCTGTATTTGATATTAATTTCATCCGAGGATTAAACCATTTAAGCGTTTTTGAATATCAACGATCATTGCCAGCATTACTGGATCATCATATCAGGTATGGAAAATCAGTATTTAAGGCGCATAACAGCGCCTTTATATTTGAGCGTGGTTTGACGATTTCGAACGCCGTTACAGCAGGCTTTGATAAGTCTACTTTCTTACAGCAAACGGTTAGATCTGTATTTGAAGAAACAACGGGCTTGTCGAGTGGTTCTAAATTTGTTTGGCAAGAGAATGACAAGCGTTTCGTATCGCGCACATTGGTTTTTGAAGAATCTGAAAAGTTACTGATCAATCGTCGAACCCGCTGGGATGAAATGATTCGCAAGCGTAAGAAAATTACGTTTAGTCATGAAGTCGCAGAGTTTTTTGAAAAACGTTTTAGTTTCTTGCATGACAAGGGCTTAGAACTGGTCACAACGGATTCTATCCCGTGGGATGTGGCTAAGGCGGTTTATTACCGAAAATCAAATGTAGATCCAATTGAACCTCAACCGCTTCCTGAGTATGTCGGAACTACAAACCTTAATTTTGTTTGTTTATGTCATGACGTAGATCCTGATAACGTCATTTTAAATTTTGGTGCTGATGAATGCTTGCCAAACATTGCGCCTGTTGATTGGTGGTATATCGTGAATGAAATCAAAGTAACCCGGTTAGACAACGGGCAAGAGATCCAGATTTACAGTGGCGACTACAGCACAGATCGCAGCAGTTGGAGTTGGTCCTATAATCTGTCGATCCCGTTTTATGAAAAGTCTAAAACTGAGCCGATCGATGGAAAGCCGGTGATCTTGAAAATCATGATCAATGGCAATGAGCATCGCATGTTGCTTGAAAACATTTCACGCTCAAGACAGTTCGGCAAAGATGTTTACAAGCTCTCAGGTCGCAGCCCTACCGCATTACTTGATGCACCATATTCACCGACACGCTCTTTCACCCAAGAAAATGAGCGATCGTCCGTGCAATTGGTTCAGGCGGAGCTTGATCGGGTGAATAGCGACATTGTGCTGAATTGGGAATTGATCGATGCACTTGGTTGGGTATTGCCTACAAACAGCCTGAGTTATTCAAACCTGACACCCATAGCTGCAATCAAGCTTATCGCTGATGCAGCAGGCGGTTTTGTGTATAGCGAACCTGATAGCAATACATTGACAATTAAAGCCAAGTACAAAAAGACGTTTTGGGATTCAATTGTGATTGATGATTATGACCGTGTGATTCCTGAATCTGTGGTGACTGATCTATCAACAGATTACACAATGTATCCTGATTATAACGGGGTCTTTTTAACGAACGATCGTAATGGAGATACTGGTCAAATCAAGCGTGTTGGTACTGCGGGTGATGTGCTTCAAGAGTCGATCAATAATCCTTTACTGACATCTACAACTGTGATGCATAGTAAAGGTCGTGAAGTACTTGCAAAGGCTGGGCTTGTAGAAAATCACAGCTTATTGATGCCAATCACTCAGCAAATCGGTTTGTGTTTACCAGGTGAATTAGTCGCATTTAACGGTGATTGGTGGGGCATCATGGACGGAGTCAGTGGCTCATTCACTCATAAGCTTGTGAATCAGACCATCAAGATCGAGAGGGTGAATCGTGAGTAATATCTATAATCGCTTCTTTGAGATGCTACCAAAGACCCCTGAGTTTATTGGAACTGTTCAAAGTGCAGCTCATCCAAATTACAAAGTTTTAATCGCAGATGGTACAGGGCTTGTGCTTTGTACCAGTGCTACGGTCTTTAACATAGGAGCAAAAGTTTATATCAGTGGCAATGAAATAAAGAGAAGTGCGCCCGCAGGCGCTGTATATCAAATCGAAGTTTAACTATTAGTCCGATGATGGATTGGACAACAAAAGAATGTCGCCTTTTGGCGATTTTTTTATTATCTGGAGAAATGAAAAATGTCGGAAAACTCTGCTGTAGAAGCGAGTGCGGTAGCAATAAGTCAAAAAGTCACAGCAACAAGTGGTGTTTCTTCATTTGTGGGGTTCGCTACGAAAATTGATGTCATAGCGTGGGGTGGTTTAATCATCGCAGCGATCGGTTTAAT